GCTGTCTTACGTCCTGTCGTCCTCAAGGCGCCCATGATCTGCTCATTGATGCCAATAGCTTTTTGGCCAAGCAAGTCCATCTCCCGCATGTCAACGAGATGCCCACGAGTGACATCGACAACTTGAACCTGACTCATGGCGGTCTTTGGATCAGATCCGTAAGCTTCAGGCTTCAATCGAATAAGCCCACCCGGCAACGGGTCTTGAGCATCCTTCATAACAATGCGGGAAGGATCAATGATGAACTGGTCGTTGAGCGCCTTTCGCACATTATAGAAGTGCGAGTTAATCAACCAATTCAACGTGTCACTAATGGGCTTCAAAGTCTCAGGAATACCACGGTTGACTAATGCATAACCTTCAGGCTCATATTCCAATGCTATAATGGGGAACTTGTTATGATACGCACCAAGCGGCTGTGCACCAAGAACATACTTGAAGCCAGTATCCACAGTGAATACCCACTTCTCAGGAACCTTTCCTTTACCAAGCCCCCACTTTTCAGGAATGAGGTCGATGTAAACCTCATAAGCTTTAACTACTGACGAAACCTTCTTGCCCATTGTATTAAAGATGGCTGAGGTACCTGCTCCGGCGTCTGAACCCTCCGGCAAATCTAATGCGTCGGAGCCTGGCTCGCGAGAGTTGGTTTCGCCAACCAAGTTGCCATCCATTGTAGCTTTTTCAAGTACATCAACATTGATGTAGACGCCTCGCTCTGCCCTATCAAGAATAACATTCCAACTTAATTCGGCATAGACCGCGCAGAACTCACCTTCCTGCAAGCGACCAATCGGAACACGCGGGTCAGGAAAGAAATCTTGAGGTCGAATATTATAGACCTTATTTCCTTGATAACCAGGGATTTTCCGCGTGATTTTGCGCTTTTTGAACTTACCGGTCCTAATTGTGCCGCCGAGATAAGTTATTTCCTGTTCTGCAATCTCAGAGATGGTGTGGACTTCATCATCCCAATACATGCCGAGAACACCAACACCATACTTACCAACATCGTACAGCCAAGTATACCAAGGCACCAACATCTTACCAACTTGGACTTGGTAATCCATGAGTGCCTCGACTGCTTGAGTCTTTTGAGCACTCTCGCCATGACGACCAGAAAACTGCATTACGGGTGCGCGGGCCATGAATACTGTAGTCCAATAGGTATGTGCTGCCATCAACATTCCATAACTATAGGGTAGTACAAGAGTTGTGTACTGCGGCAAACCACCTTCACGAGCCTGCCGACGGTTGGCGTCAACGTCACGCTCGGGCATATAAGCCTCGGCGGCGTCTTCAGCCTCCTTCCACTTGTTGTGATGGTTCAGCATACGCCGCTTAGAGAACTGTACACGATCTTTACAGCCCTCAAGGATGCGCTTGTGGATTTGGGTCTTTGGCCCAATATTAAGGGACATACTAGGCATTATGGCGCCCCTCGAGCATAGGCGAGAGTCGGAATGGCTTTTTCCTCATGAAGAATATAATCGTGGTAATCATCCTCACCCTCACCAATCAATACCCCTTGCAATTCAGCCGCCGCCCGCGCCGCTCCTTCAATAAGATCATCATGTGCGATGTCAGGATAGGCTCGAAACTGTGCGATAAACTCGGTTTGGTCTGAGCGAACAAATAAGCTGTCGTTCGAAGCAATACCGCTAAGTCCATCAACGATGGTGTCAAACTTGCTTCGCTTATCATCGTGTTCCTTAATGACAAAGTACTGCCGCCGTGTCTTCATAGCCTGAGTCAAAATCCATGACAAGGTCTTTTGGTAAGCCGTTGTCTCAACCAAAATCTTCCTTGGTCGCCATTTCAACGCCAATCGAAAGAACTCATTAACAGTCCAATCCGGCTCGTGTCCACGATTAAGTGAATAATCGAGCAAATAATACTTACCCATATGCCGCCCCATGACTACGAAGGCTTCGTAATCCTTACCTCTAAGTCCCTTCGCAACTTGAATATCCGTCGGCGGCGGAACTGGATCAATCGACATAACGATTGTCATATGCTCTGGCTCTAGATCATAGTAGTTAAGCCAATCCTCGACAAACGCACTAGTCTCTGGGCTAACCAGTCGGCACTCTTTTTCTCGTAGCCACAAGCTAAGTTTGTTACGGCGGATGGCTGCTTCTTTTTCCATTCTAAGAATCTTACTCGTCCACCGTGCAGGCCAAGCACTTTCTTGTTGATGCAAAGGCAAATCGGCTGTAGCAGGAGTCCAACAACCAAATACCTCTGAGTGCCACTCAGGATCTTCTAAGGCTTCAGTACTTGCGTCTTCTTTGTTAAGAGGCGTTTGCAGCATCGCAATCATCGCCTCAGGAGCTTCTGATACAGGAGCTAAACTTTCCTTAATAGCTCCATAAATCAAGTTGCCAATCTTTTGACGTTGCTCAGGTGTAGCTGTATTTTCCTCATCCATTACATCATCAATGACAATTAAATCAGGCCGGAAGTCATCCTGATTGATGCCACGAACAGAACCAGTGATCCCCATGCCCATAATCCAAATAGGGTACTCATCAGTTCCATGTAGAATTTCTGCTTCCACGTCCTGCCATTTGGCTCCTTTACGCAAATTAAATGTTCGAGCAAAGTTTGCATTATACACGATTTGCTGTTTGATCCACTTTATGCTTCGAGCAGCGTGGCCCTCAGACTTACCAATATACAAAATTGTATGCGAGATACCATAGCCGATACGCTTGGCTGTGAACATCCTCAAGAAGGTAGTTTTAGCCCCGCCACGGTAGACTTGGTAATTAACCAATCTATTACCAGATTCCAAACCTCGCCACATAGCTTCGTGAAAGGGAGCAGGCTCTTGCCGAGCAGTTTTGGGAAAGAACGTCTTGGCAAAGAGATTTGGGTGTATGGCGCACAGCTTCACCAACTCATTAACATCAGGAGCTTCAACAACGTCAATCATGTTGCCCGCCCCCATATGTGTACGTTGAAGCTTCCAATTGTAAGGTCCGTTGGGTCTCGCGCCATGTTAAAGGTCTCTGGGAAGGCGGCTTCACTATCGAACCACTTGACGATCTCGCAGATCGTATAACGCCAGGTTGTGACACCAAAAATCTTCGAGACGACCGGCTCGTAAA